ATTATCTAGCTGGTGTTTTATTAACACCGAATCACCCTTGTATTATCATACATTTTATGCACTATAAAAATTTTTTAGAAGCAAAAGAATGTTGAGAAAGACGAAAAGAGCGCATTAACTGAAATAATATATATATTGTTTCTAGTTTTTGCTATCCTGGTGAAACTGAACATTTCAATGAACAATTAATAGTTGATTGAAACAATATTCCTTATAAAAAAGTTATTTTTGTAAATCAGTCATATGGATTTGAGAATGAATACGTTATACAACAGCCATTAGATTGTACTGATTATGCTTGATTATTGTCATTTATTAATTCAAACTCTTGACGACGTGTAATAAATAAGTATGACTGAATTAGTTTTCTAAACTCTTAAAAAACATAACGCTACTATTAGAAAACGGGCTGAAAAAGGTTAAAAAACATGTCGTTTTCTAAGGGCATGATTAAGTTATCAAAGCATTAAAAAAGAGGACGCGTAGTCCTCTTTTATTTTATTTCATTAAGTAGGTCATCAATTTCAGTGCAGATTGGATTGCGCATTGATTGTTCAAGTTTTACATAACCTACATAAGGTTTATCTTTTAATTTATTAATGACTTTTTGAAAGTCACAGACTTCTTTTTGATTTTGTTTATAATCGTCAATTTGGTTCATTGAACCTAATAAAACAACTTTACAAAATTTACCAAAACGAGTAAGAATTGTTTTAAGTGCCACTAGGTCTAGGTTTTGCGCTTCGTCGACAATGACGATTGTATCTTCAAAACTGCGTCCGCGCAAGAAGGCAATAGGAATAGTTTCAATGCGGTGTTGATAATCATTGATATTTCCTTGTTTACTAATGCGAATAATCGCTTCTAAATTATCGATGAGTGGTCCCATAAAAGGACTGTATTTTTCATCGATTGTGCCTGGGAGAAAGCCCATATCTTCGCCGATTTGAACTGGATTACGGGCATAAATAATATGTCCATATTCTTTCTCAGCTTTTAGTTGTAATGCGGCTGCAAGTGTTGCAAAAGTTTTACCAGTACCGGCTTTACCTATACAAAAGATAATTGGTCTATCTTTTTCGTAAATTAGGCGGACAAGTTCTGCTTGTTCTTTATTATTCTTAAAACTAACACCCATGTATGCCATAAGATCACCTCTTTTATACAGGTAATATAATGATTTTTGATTTTAGCCGCAAGTCTATTTTACCAAAGTTTTACATCAATATTTTGATTATGTAGGTCTTCTACGCATTTTTTTAAAAAATCAGAATATGCTTGGTGAATTAAACTTCAGTATTTTCAATCTGTATTTTCGTACTGTTTATAATATTCAGAATCACATTGTCATGGTTTTTTGTCGCTTAAATGAATTGCGCGAATATTAGGTAAATTATATAAAATATAATCTTTATAATCTTTATTAAAGCGTGTAGATTCCATTAAACAATAGCAAGGTAGCATTAATTCTGGATGGGCATTATAATCTACATATCTATTAATAATATCCATGTCACAACCTAAATAATTATCATTATCTACTGGATATTTATTTACAAAGTCTACTAATTTGTTAAAGGTTTCTTTATTTGGTTGAGCTATCATTAAAGCGGCCATTAATCATCACTTATGATTAATCGTCAAATGATATATATCTGGTGTACCTGAAAAATCGGGATAATCAAACAAATCATCTAAATTTTTTAATACTCAAATATCGCTATCTAAATATACTAATTTATCAAACTGTTCTTGTTGTCATATAGATAATTTATTTCAACAATATTGTCATTGTTCTCAATGTCCTGTTATTAGATCAGATTGTTGAGCAAGCTCAATATATTGAGGCGGGCAGAAGAAGTCTATTTCAATAAGTTTATAGCCTATCTGTTGCAATACCATACGATTTTTGAAATTTATATTGGCTGTAACCATACAATAAAATGGATATTTAGGATTGGTGCGTTTCCAGCTTTCTATTAAACCAATACAACCATAAATATAATCATTTGTAGATAACAGTGTAATATATGCGTAATTATGTTCCATAAAAATCCTTTCTTTTATGTCTTTTATAGTATACTATTATTAGTTCTGTTTTGCCAAAATTGCTTCAGGCGGGAAGTATCATATACTATATACAGGTGACCAGTATAGATAGCGGCGACGGGTGGTGCTGTGCTCGCAACTCTATCTTATATCTAAGGAAGACTGCGGGGGAGTAGGGCCTTAGGTGTCTTGTGCTTGCACTCGTTGTGTGGAAAACACGGTCATCTTTTTTTTATGTAATTTTACTTCCCTTAGAGAATAATACGTGCTATAATATATATAGAAAGTAGGAATAGTTATGTTAAGAGCCGACATTGAAAAAATACTTAAAGAAAAAGGAATTACACAAATAGACATTGTTTACAATGAAAATGACAAATTAGGTGTCTATTGCACTATGAAAAATGGTAAACTATATGATTATACTAATCATGTAGTGGATAGAAAGAAGGACATTTGGGGATACCTTAAATGGAAAGACGGAAAGAGTACCAGAGTTGCTTGGTAGCTCTTTTTTATTTATATTGAATAATAGAGGTATAAAATGGGAAAACCTTATATTTATTATATTTCATCAAATAAAACACCTAATATTATGTATATTGGTCAATCGATGGGTAATGACGGACGTTATGCTCGTGTTTTAAGTCACTTTTCTGGTTTATATCACTATAATAAAAATGGTGCTTATGTTAATACACAAGGCAATGCAATTTTAGAAGGTACTCCATTGGTTGATTGATTAAAAGGCATAACATTAGACTCAGTGGAGGTTCAAATTTTTGAAGGTCCCGATTTCGGAATCCCACAAAACGTATGAATTGAATTTTGAAGTCAATGAGCAACAAGTCCGAATTTTAAAGACAAACTACCTGGCAATCTTGTAGAACAAAAGCAACAAGCCTTAGATATTTTTAATAAACTAAATGATGAACAAAAATTAAATGCCGCAGAAATTATACATATTTATAATGCAAAAAAACATGGACAAATTTTAGTCCAAACTCAAATGGGTGGTCAAAATCTTAATTTATTTAAGCGTGGTAGTAATATTGTATTAAATAGAGAAATGTCACCAACTCAAATGCAAACTCTTTTAGATGCTCATACAGGATCGATTGAAAAGATGCAACAAATTTTTGATGAAATGTTCCATAAATATGTATTAAATAATCCTCTATATATTGAACGAATTAGTGACGCAAAAATTTGGACATCATTGGAATCTAAAAATACTTCTAGCGCTGGATATAAAATGTTGCGCAGTATTACTGATGATTTTTTACAAGAACCTCAATATGGTAGTGTTTCTCGCTTAGATGCTATTTTAAATGAAGTTGCCGATGAGTGTGGACATGAAAATTACTTTAGAGTCTCATGAGGTGAAAAATTACCAGAAAATCGTCGTCCTACTTTTTACCGTCAAAAGCGAAATGATAGCTATGATACTTTAATTGATGCATTAACTTCACAATTAAAAAGTAAAGCAAAGACTATTAATCAGAATAAAAATGATAAAGACATCTCTACAATTCTAAAAGACCTTATTGAGAATGGTCAAATTAATGTTAGTGTAGGTACCATTATGGACATAAAACTTTTAATAAGTTATAATGGTTTAAGTTCTTTTAATGCGACTGGAAGTTTTATTGATATATCATCTAACTTAAAAATGATGTCTTATTACTATTTTGCACATTGGGCTCAGCAATATTTTAATGAAAATACTTTTTCTTGAGGTCGCTCTAGATGGTCCGACAGTGAAGGCAATCGCTATGCGCGAATTAATGGCAAATTATGTATAAATTATATTTGATTAAAATACCAAGAAGAAGGAATTATTAACGGATATACTGAAAATTATGAAACCTTTAGAACTACTTTTGGACGCCAAATGTTAACACTATATACTAAAAATCGTGGTTCAATATCTGGTAATCCGCTAGTCATGGAAGAAGTTTTTAATTTAAATGATACAACAGACATTCGCAAAGCCGGTGTATTCGATGTACCAAACATTGGCATCGAAGACGGCAAAATCGTTTATTTAGCCTATTTCTTTTCTGACGCTACATATGATTATATGTCACGTATTTTAACAGGAGAAGTAAGTGAAGATGATGCGGCTACTGTTGCGAATGTAAAATATTATTAAAGGAGATTTTATGGTCGATTTTTCAAGACCAGTCCAACTGGGCTGATACAAACTTAATGATGCGGCAGTAGTGCCGACTAAAACCGAAAATAATGCAGGTTTTGATATTTATACAACAGAAACCGATATTACTTTACAACCGCAAGAACACAGACTATTTAAAACTGATTTAGCAGTAGTACCAGAAGAAGGTTGATGGTTGCTTGTAAAAGACCGTGGCTCTACTGGTAGCAAAGGCATCCATGTTCATTGCGGCGTCATCGACAACAACTATAGAGGAGAAATATTTATTTGTTTAAATAATGATAACTATTATCCTGTAAAGTTTACTAATAACGAAGAACCTGGATTACATACTCATAAAGAAAAGGTTCACAACACTGTGGGCGAAAGTTCCGCTTATACTTTGGTTGAGATTGAAGTTATTGATTATTTAGTTTATCCTACATCTAAGGCGATTGCGCAAATCATTCCAATTTTACAACCAGTAGTAGAAAGTAAGGTATTAAGTAATGCGGAATGGGAAACCTATAAGAATACAGACCGCGGCGACGGAAAGTTAGGTAGTAGCGGAAAATAGATTGACAATTAAATAATACATTACTATAATATATTTATCATATGAGGCGGCGTTATACTTATTTCGTATGAAGGAAACGCTGGGCACACAAGATAAGCGCCATTAATTGTGGTGCTTTTTTTGTTGACAAAGACCAAAATCGTCTTTATAATATGATTAGAATGAAAGGAGTATTCTATGTACTTTACAGAATTAGCAGAATACGTTGGCGGTTTAGATACCTTCTTAGATAAATTTGAAGTTAAAAGCGCCATGAATGAATCTGGCAAATTAGTCATTTTAGAAACAAAAGAAACTTACATCTATGAAGATGAAGGTGATGCCGATAAAAAGATTAATGAAGCCCGCCAAGACATCGGTTTCCTTGAAGCCAAAAAGAAATTCAAACAAGGTAAAGCCAATAAGAACGGTGAAATTACTCGTCCAGACACCTGGACAGTTGTCATTAAATTAAGTCACTAATGGAAATAAAAATCCAACACACCATGTATATGGATGTAACATTTAAAGGCACTCCTGAAGAATGTTTTGAAATATATAAATGGTATGACCACTATAAAACAGGCAAAACAAATGATAAGATTATCAAGGCTGTAATTAACATAATCCAAGAAATGCCTTATGAAAGAGCACTTGAAATGTGTCAGAACTTACGTCTTGATAAAGATTATGATTTAGAAACTATGTCTGCTGATGAATTAAAAGCCCTTCTTATTGACAAAATTTCAACAAAATAATTATGACACGACCATTGTCCGGCATATACAAAATTACTAATACTAAAAACAATAAAGTCTATGTCGGACAATCGCAAAATGTCTATGAGCGAGAATCCGAACATTTTCTTGCGCTTAGACGAGGCAGACATCCAAACAAACTAATGCAAAAAGATTGAAATAAAGATAATCATGGCTTTAGGTTTGATGTTATAGAGTTTGTTCCACTTAAAGATTTAAATGAGCGCGAAAAATACTGGATCGATAAATTGGGCACTATGGAGCCGCATGGTTATAATCAAGACTGAGTTCCGTATAAAAGAAAAGAACTAAAGAAACCCGCTTATAAACAAAAACATTACAGGAGAACAAGATAATGAATAGTTATAGCGCTTGCTGATGCGCTCTTCCTGCAATACGCGGCAATACCGACTGTTGCAAAGGATGCGCAAATAATCCTTGAAAAGATAAAGATATTCTTAAAGAATGACAAAATTTTAATATTGATGAAATAAAAAATGGTCGTATAGTTATTGAATACAATAAAGATGGTTCAATAGCTAAAATAACATATTACAACTAGGGGTGTAGTGTAGTGGCTGCACAGCGGTCTTCAAAACCGCCGACTCGGTTCCAACCCGAGCTCGAACGGGTTCGATTCCTGTCACCCCTGCCAATTTAAAAAGAAAGGATTTTTTCCTTATGAATAATTATGCCTATGTCAGTTTAATTGCCACAAACAACTATATTGGTGCGGCAGTTACAATGATGGAATCTTGAAGACAATTAAACTCCAAGTATCCATTTTATTTGATGGTAACTGACAACATTACAGATGAAAATCGAACCATTTTACAAATATTAGGATTTAAATTAATAGATATAAAAGAATGACGCCCAGAGTCTTATGATGCTCAAAGAAGCACCATTACAGATGAGCAAATTTTAATATGGCATGGAACCAATGATGTCGAAACTCGTGGATGACGCCATACTTTTTCTAAATTACTAGTGTGAAACCTAACACAATTTGACAAGGTTTGCTGACTTGATTTGGATATTATTTTCTTTCGCAATATAGATGATGTTTTTGATTTTCCTACTCCAGCTTGATTAGGACCAGACATTAATGGACATAGTGCATCGCAAATTTTTGTAATAGAACCCAACACTGTTGTGTTTAATAAACTTATTGAGTTTGCTGAACACTTCCCAAATGATAAAAAGAAACTTTACACAGATGAAGAAGTATTGCACAGTTTTTTCCAACAAGAAGTTGAGTATAATAAAATTATTCCTTTATATTTTGTATATAATTGAAACAGATGCGGTATTACTTGCGAATTTATAGAAAACTCATTAAAAATTCGCGGCGTTCATATGACTGGCACAGAAAAACCATGATTGAGAAGTCGTAGTTTTGTTTCACATTATAGCGTCGGATGGTATCCCGCATATTTTATTTGAAATTATTATATATCTTTATACAATGCAGGAGTGAGTAAGTTAAATCAAAAAGGGTTTAATTTACCTATTATAGATTAATATGAAGAATTATGTATATATGTCTTTATTTAGCCATAATGAGTATATTTATCCTTTATTGGCTTTAATGTATTCTTGAAAAAAGACGCAATCAAAATATCCTTATTATTTATTAGTTACACCAAACATTTCTGCGGAAAACAAAGAAATAGTGCAATCTATTGGTTTTCATATCATTGAAACAGAAGAATGACAACCTCAAAGTTATAAGATGATGTGCGCTCAAATTTCTAAGCAAGTAAAAGATTTTTGGCAATGACATGGTGCTACAGATGAAGACAAAGGATGGCGTCATACTTTTACAAAATTTAAAGCCTTTGGACTTACTCAATTTGACAAAATACTATTGTTAGATTGTGATATTTTAATCTTAAAGAACGTAGATGACCTCTTTGAATATCCTTCTATTACAAGTGTTTCTTGGTGAAAGGGCAATTTTTGTAGTGGATGTTTATTATTTGAACCTAATCAAAAATTATGGGAAAAACTAGAAGATTTTTCTAATGAATATGTTAGAACCAATCAAGGTTTTCCTTATGATGATTATATGGTATTAAAAGATTTCTTTACAGAAGATATAGTTAATAACCGTGGTCATTTAATTCCTAAAACCGATTTCTTTAATTTATTTGATTTCAAAGATAATCCTGAAAAAAGCGCCGCTTTATGACAAGATATTAGAATTATACATATGACTGGTCAAACCAAACCATGGCGACGCGGAAAACCTGTTAATATAGATATGCGCAATGAATGAGGATTTGTTCTATTGTGGCATGCTTATTATTTACAATTACTAAATAATGCCATTAAAGAATTACAACAACATGGTTTTAATTCTTTATCTGAAATAGATTACGAAAAGTGAGATTAAAATATGAAAAATTATGCTTATGTAAGTTTATTAGCAACTGATAATTATATTGGCGCCGCCATAGTTTTAATGGAGTGCTGAAGAGAATTAAAATCTCCTTATCCGTTTTACATGATGGTTACAGAAAATATTTCACAAGAAAAAATCGAGATATTAGAAGTATTAGGCTTTAAAATTATTCATATCAATGAATGGCAACCAGCTGAATATGTTAATATGAAAGAGAACTTAAAAGATGATAAAGAAGCTATGCATTGGCATGGAACAAATCCTTTAAGTAATGGTTGGCAACATATTTTTTCTAAATTATTAATATGAAATCTTACTCAATTTGATAAAGTATGTTGAGTTGATTTAGATATTATTTTCTTTCGCAACATTGATGATGTATTCGATTTACCTGGGTCAACATTTTTAGAACCAGATGCAAATGATTATGTATCTTCACAATTAATTGTGGCAGAACCAAATGAACATTTATTTAAAGCGTTAAAAGAATATGGTGATAGATTTATTCCAACAGAAGAAACCCATCATAGTATTTTTACAGATGAAGATATTATTCACTCATTCTTTCATGATGAAATTGCAAATTGTAAAAAATTTATTCCAATTACATATAGTTACGCATGGAACAGATGCTCTATTGCTTTAGAGTTTATGCAATTAAGTCATCAATTACATGGTGTTCATATTACTGGCCCAGCAAAACCATGACTTTTAGGAAATGATTATATTCGTAATTTTTCGTCTCAATGGTATCCAGCAAAAGCAATTTGAAGTTATTACGTTTCTTGTTATAACGTAGGAGTTAAAAAACTTATGGCAAAAGGCTTTAAAAATTTAACTTTATGACCAGAAGGAGACGAATATGACCTCAAAGTTTAGAATCCATGTTTTAGGTTTACCACATACAAAAACACACTTAGATTATGTTGCTTGCGCTTTTACACAGAAGATTTTATTATTCTGTAAAATGATGCACCAACGTGGACATTACATTATTCACTATGGCGTAGAAGGATCAAATCCAGAGTGCGATGAGAATGTTGTTGTTTTAAGTGATGAAGAATTTACAAAAGAGTTCGGAGCAAATAAAAAACATACCGACCTCTATAAATTTAATACTGATAGTGAAGCAGTTCGTATTTATACTGAAAACTGTATTAAAGAAATCAGCAAAAGAAAACAAAAAAATGATTTTATTTTACCATTCTGGGGATGTGGCCAACAAGCAATTTGTGAGTCATTCCCTGATATGCTTACCGTAGAGCCTGGTATTGGCTATATCGGCGCCGCATTTGCACCATTTAAGATTTATGAATCTTACTTCATGTTAAGTTATGATGCAGGTCGTACTAATAATTATTTATTACCATCATTTTATGATGTAGTAATTCCTCCATTTTTTGATTTAGATGAATTTGAATATAATCCAAATGACCGCACTAAAGGTCCAGATCGCTATTTTGCTTTTTTAGGACGCATTGGCGACCATAAAGGAGTTAATATTGCTATACAAGTGTGTAAGGCATTGGGTGTGAAATTAAAAATAGGCGGTCAGCCTTGTGATGAATATAAGAATTTTAATTGACCAGATTGTGTAGAATATATTGGTCATTGTGACATACAACAGAGAAAAGAATTGTTTAAAAATGCAATAGGTACTTTTGTTGCTTCAAGATATATGGAACCTTTTGGTTATGTCCAAATTGAATCTTTATTATGCGGAACTCCTATTATCACTACAGATTGGGGCGCTTTCCCAGAAGTAAATATTGAAGGAGTGACTGGATATAGATGTCAGACTTTTAATGACTTCCTAGCAGCAGCACTTCATCTGCTTAATCGAGATATTGATTATATAAACTGTCGTAAACGCGGAGAAGATTATCGTTTTGAGAAAATTGCACCGCTTTATGAAAAACATTTCCAAGATATATTAAATCTTACTTTAAAGTCAGGTTGATATACAATTAGCTCAGAAGTTGAAGAAAAAATTAAAAAAATAAAGGAGTAAATATGAAATTTCGTTTCCATGTTTTAAGTATTCCACATACTCGTACCAATTTAGATTATACAGCTTGTGCATATACACAAAAGGTATTTAAGTTTTGTAAAATGATGCATCAACGTGGACATTATATTATTCATTATGGTGTAGAAGGCGGAAATCCTGAATGTGATGAAAATGTTACTGTAGTAAATAACGAAATCTATGAAAAAGTTTATGGTAATCATGATTATCATAAAAATTGGTTTAAGTTTGATGGTAATGATGAATGTTATCAAACTTTCTATAAAAATGCTATTGCAGAAATAAACAAACGTAGACAACCAGGAGATTTTCTTTTAGCTTTTTGAGGTCAAGGACATAAACCAATTTGCGATGCTTTTCCTGATATGATTGTCGTAGAGCCTGGTATTGGTTATTGTGATAGTTTTACCAATTATCGAGCTTATGAGTCTTATGCTATTATGCATGCAGACCAAGGTCGTGAAGCAATGTTACATGCAAATCCAAAATGATATTTTACAGTAATTCCTAATTATTTTGATTTAGATGATTTTGATTGGACTAAAACCTATGAAGAGCGCAAAAAAGATCCATATTTCTTATTTTTAGGAAGAGTTTATGATGGTAAAGGCTTAAATATTGCTATTCAAGTCTGTCAAAAACTTGGTATCAAACTAAAAGTAGCAGGTCAACTAACTCCAGAATATGAAAATTTCCCTTGAGATGAACAAATTGAATTTGTTGGGTATGCAGATAGAGACAAGCGCAATGAATTAATGGGTGGTGCTTTAGCATCTATTGTAGCCTCAACCTATGTAGAACCATTTGGCGGTGTTCAAGTAGAAAATCTGTTATGTGGCACTCCAACTATTACTACTGACTGAGGCGCTTTTGTAGAAAACAACATTGAAGGTGTTACTGGTTACAGATGCCGCACATTTGACGATTTTATTAGTGCAGCATTAAACTGCTATGAAGGAAAAATAAAATACGAAAATTGTCGTAAACAGGGCGAAAAATTCTCTTTAGAGAATATTGCTATTAAATATGAAAAATTCTTTCAAGATATATGAAATATCTATAGTGGAGATGGATGATATCAATTATCTGAAGTAACGCAAGAACGCTTAAAGAATTTTAAAAAATAGTTTAGTTCGGGGTGCCTCAGCCCGATATATACACTGCGCAAAGGCGCGCATTATTATTACGGAGGTAGAAAGTAATATGAAGTATTATTCAGAACAAACAAAGAAACTCTATGAATCTCAAGAAGATTTAGAAAAAGCCGAAAAAGACTTTGAAGAAAAGAAAGCAGTTGCATTAAAAAAGAAAGAGGCTCGTGAAGCCAGAGCAAAAGAAGTTGCAGATGCTTATAATAAGTATGTTGAACTTTTCAATGCTTTTGTTAAAGACTATGGTTACTATGTAGATTATCGAAAATCTGCTGGTGATGAAATGCTTAGAGTTTTTAGTACCCTTTTAGATTGGCCATTTTAATTAAATAAAATTACTGAGACAAGAACCGCATTGCGGTTCTTTTTATTTGACATTAAAAAAACAAAATGATAAATTAATTATGAGGTAATATAAGTTATGTATAATATAGATTATTATATAGATTTTACATCCGCAAGTAGTTATTATCCTTTTTATATAGATGACTATGGTGATGGAGCAGATTACTATTTTGCTATAGGTAATTCTGGTTTATTTTTTTATTTAGATATATCGGGCTCACTTATTCCTAAAGAATATATTTATTATTCTGCATATACTAATAGTATTATTTTGCAAGCAAACTACCAATGAACTGGTAGAACTGTAATTGTTCATGGTTTAAGTACTTCTTATAAAACATATCAAATTACCACTCGAAATGATAATACTTATGTTTATGCAGCAGGAAGTAATTTAACTTCATATTTCCAAGATGGATATTATTCATTCAGAGGTACGTTTTTTTCTTCCTATCAAATAAGTACCACAGAATTACGATTAGTTTGATCTGGTGTTCAACACAGTGGTTTTAAACGATTAATCTTTATTGATACTTTTTTGTGACAGTGGGAAGATAACTTACTTTATAATAATGGCTTCGGAATAAATTTTGATATATATCGTTTTCCTCTGGTTAAAAGAAATGGAACGTACTATCTAACATCAGAAATAAATTTTCAAAATGGTTGGACTTATACTTTATTAATGGAAAATGGTGATTGTTTTTCTGGATCTGGTCCCGCTAAACCGGAAGGACTAACTGGTCCTGAGGGGTTAACTGGTTTTATTGGAGCTCCAAATTTAGGAGATGGTTATTTAACAATTCACGGTATTACAGAGGGTCATTTTTCTGAACTATCACCAGAACTAAACGATAATGCAAATTATATTCCATATGAGGAGGAATATAATACAGAACCAAGTTCTAGAGATCGTTATAGTAGTTTTGGTATAAATTCACATCAAATATCTTTTTCTCCTTTTACTGGTTCAGATTTAACTGGATTTGTTAATAACGATAACCAGTTTCATAAAACATCTTATAGTCAAACTAATCCACTGGTATTATGGACAAATTACAATGACGCTGATGTTGTAGATATGAATTCTATTTTTTGATTAGATCAATTTCACTTATGAGTGTATTTTAAAGTATATCGAATCCCATTGCGTTGAACAGTCCGCTATTGCACTAGAGATAGTATTCAATGGAAACAAGGAGTAAATTATACTAAAGACTCTTCTTTTATGGGATATTTTAAACCATATACAACATATTATGGAATGGACTACACTTTTTATCCTATTGGAAATATAGGTGGTTTTACAGATTACAACTATGATGGTAGAACAGGCATGGCGTTATCTATTCATGATACTGAATTAAATAACAATATTATAGATACAATAATTAATTTTAATAATCGCTGCACTGAAACGATTATCAATCGTAATAATTCTAGATCCTATGGAAATCCTCAAAATTGAGGAACTACAACATATACTATTTATCAAAAAGCTACATTACAAGTAGATGCATATTTTATTGGAGCCCAATGAGATACTGGAGCTTATACTGATATGGAGGTTCCTCATTATCCTTATAATACAATCCCTTCTTATTTTA